CTATTTTAAACTTAGTCTCTAATGGTTTATTAATTGAACCCTCAACTTCACCTGTATATTCTACCTCAAAAGGTACAGGTTGTAGACCACCTGCAATCTCTTTATATTTTAGAACGTACAAACCTTGAATAGCTGTGTGATTTCTCCACACCCAATCATCATCACAATCGTAGTAACCATCAACTTCATTGTACGGGATGTTTAAAGGTATCTTACCCTCTACAAACAAACTACTGTCTCTCAGTGTGTAATAGTCAGGCTCTCGTTTTGGTGCTACAACCTGCTCTATAGTTTTTACTTCTGTATCGTTAGGTAAAAGAAACCAAGCCTTATGGTGTGTTGCTTTTGGCTCTTTACCGTTGATGATATAACCGGCGATGCCGATCCAGACAGGGGTCCATTGTCCGGCAGTCTTACCATGGCGCTACTTCAGGTTATCGGTGAGGTTAACGGACTGGGAAAGAGCGAGAGCTAACCGAACTTGATGAGCTGTGGCATGAGCTGGTGCTTAACGGTATCGGCGGCTGCACGATTCAGGAAGCCCAGTCTCGGGTTAGTTATGACGAGTTCAGAACCTGGGCGGCTTATCGCAGGAAGCGCGGGAGCCTTAATATCGGTATGAGGCTTGAGCGCGGCTTTGCCATGCTGGCGGCGATGTTTGCAAACAAAAACAGCAAACACGGTGGGTATAAAATATTTGATTTTATGCCCCATGAAGATGAACCACCGATCAGCGTGGATGTGGCTATGGAACAATGGAGATAACTGGTGGCTAGTAAATCGCTTGGCACTTTAACGCTAGACCTTGTCGCAAAAACCGGTGGGTTTGTCGCCGGCCTTGACAAGGCGGAGCGGGCATCAGAGAAGTGGCGCAAGAAGGTTGTAAAAAATGCCAACGAGGCCGGTAAGGTTGTCGGCACGGCTTTGGCTGCGGGTGCTATTGCCGCTGCTGCCGGTCTTACGCTCATGGTCAGGCGCTCGCTTGAAGCGATTGATGCCCAGTCCGAGATGGCCAAGAGGCTTAAAACCTCTTACGAGTCACTGTCTACCCTTGCGCGTGCTGGTGATATGGCCGGCGTCAGTATGCAGCAGATTGAAGTGGCGACTCGGTCACTGGATATCAATCTTGGCAAGGCATCACAAGGGGCGATCAAGCAATCCGAAGCTCTTGCGAAGCTTAACCTGTCTGCTGATGAGTTATCCAAGCTTCCGCTTGATGAGCGCATCTTAAAAATAAACCAGGCACTGAAAGAGAACGTATCGGATACTGAGCGGGCAGCGGTTGCTGCAAGTCTTTTTGGTTCTCGGGGTGCTGCTGCAGTCCAGCAGCTTGAGCCTGGGGTTATCGCCGAGGCAGCAAGGCAGGTTGAAATATTCGGCCTTACCCTGTCAAACATCGATGCCGAAAAGGTCGAGGCCGCCAATGATGCCATGGGGGCTTTCGGGCTTTTGGCCGATGGGATAGGCGCCCAGCTCACGGTGGAATTGGCCCCGATTCTCACGGCGATTGGTGAGGAGTTTCTCAATAGCGCGGAGGCAGCCGGCGGGCTTGGCAAAGTCGTTCAGGAAGTGACCCGTGATAGTGTCAGGGCATTGGCGTTTCTGATCGACGCGGTTGACGGGGTTGAGGTTGCGTTCAAGTTTGCCGCAAGGTCCATAGGGCTGGTTGGAGCAAATACTGTTGAATACCTGGCGAAGGCGGGAGCGATAGCCGCAGGTTTTGCAAAATACACACCACAGGGCGCGGCATTCAATCTTATAAGCGGCGGAAAGCTGAATGAGGCTAAACAGTCTCTTGAGGAGCTTTCCGCGCTGTCCAGCAAGATCGGCGATGACTTTGTCGCTCTTACAGAGGCCAGCCTTCTCGAACCTCTTGGCGGAGCGAAACTGCTGGAGTTTTACGACAAGGCCCAAGAGAAAGGCCAGGCCGCTGCCGAGGCCGCCGTGGCGGGGAGTAAGTCGCAGGAACAGTATTCTGAAAGTGTCGGGAATACATCAAAGAAACTGACTGAGTTTGAGAAGGTCCAGCAGAAAGCGGCAGAGGCAATTATCTCCGCATTCAAGTCTGCTGAAACCGGGTATTTAAGAGAACTTGGACTGATCGGTAAAGTCACCGAGGCCGATAAGCTCCGCTTTGAAATCGCCAGCGGAAACCTTGTCGGAATTAATGCCGAACAGCAAAAGCGGCTTATAGCACTGGCCGACGAACTGGACGCCACTGAGGCACTGAGAAAGGCGCAGGAAGATTACAGTTCACTGGTTAAAGAACTTCGAACCGACGAGGAAGAATTAAACGACCAGCTCAATGAGCGTCTTTCGATCCTGCAGAAAGCGTCAGGCATCACTTCCGGGCAGAGAAATGATACTGCGAGCAGAATAGCAGCTGGCGCATTTGAGGATGCGCCGACCTATGCCGGACTGGCGCCAGAGGTGGGCGGCGCTTTTGGTGAGCTGGCAAAGATTAATAAGGCAAGAGAAGAGTTAGAGGACTGGTATTCAGACCAACTGGAGATGCTTAATAAGTATCGAGCTGATCATGCCGAACTAAGCGCACAGTGGGATGAGCAAGAGGTTGAATTAAGGCAGGAGCATCAGGATAGACTGGCAGAGATTGATAGTGCTAGGCAGTTAGCATCACTTGCGGCAACAGAAGACTTGTTCGGCAACCTTGCTGATATTAGCCGGGAGTTTGCCGGGGAGCAGTCCGATATATTCAAGGCACTTTTTCTTGTCCAGAAAGCAGCCGCCATTGCTCAGTCGTTGGTTGCTATTCAAACGGGCATTGCGATGGCCGCTGCCAATCCATTCCCGGCTAACTTGGCTGCCATGGCTTACGTAGCTGCTGCAACGGCAAGTATTGTAGGTAATATCATGGCGGTGTCAGTAGGGCAGGCGCACGATGGTATTGATTCTATCCCTAAATCGGGGTCATGGAATCTGGAGAAAGGCGAGCGGGTAGTTACTGGTGAGACATCAGCAAAACTGGATAGAACCCTTAATGATGTCAGGGCAAACATGAAAGCCAACACTGTGGCTACCCAGAACCTCAGAATCGTCAATGCGTTTGATACACAGGTGGTTGGTGATTATATGGGATCTGATGCCGGCGAAAAAGTGATCATGAACGCTGTAAGGCGCAACCAGCGCACCATCAAGTCACTGGCCATATGACCGCACAGGTATGGCCATTCAGGCAGCGAGGGGATGTTATAGAGTCCCTGGAATGGCTTACGGATGTATTCAGGGCAAAAGCCGGCGAGCAACGGATAGCCCTCAGAACCGCCCCGAGGCGAATATTCAATCTTGCCCACCTTCTCGACGACCAGGAATATTCCGCAGCCCAGGCCATGATGCGCCAATCCCAGGGTAACGGGGATTTCTTGGCCCCTGACTGGCCGCAGGCGATTACGGTCGGAAGCGTTTCTCCTGGTTCGGGGGTTCCACTTGCGATCGACCTTTCGTATACCGATATGGGTTCAGATGCGATCCTATGGGAGTCTGTCGACGACTTTGAGCAGGTAGAAGTCATTAATGATTCAAACGGGGTGAGCTTAGCCACCGTTACAGGATCATATTCAAATGCCCTGCTGGTTCCTCTATGGTCGGCTCATTGCCCGGAAGGTCTGACCAACTCCCGATCCCCTGGGCAGATAAACGAATGCTCCGTGGCGATGTATGTCTATGATAATTCCGATCTTGGCTTTTCTGATTATCCGCAATACCGTGGGCATGATGTCATGACCAGCTGCCCTGTTATTGGGGCTGGGGATTTCAGCGAGGATATAGGCTGGCCATTAACCGTGTTTGATAATTCCACCGGGTTACCATACTACCTTCGCCAGAGAACTGTCCCCGATTCGCAATACCAAATGCGCTGGCATGAGTTCACAGGACAGGATGCCTATGAGTTACGGCAATGGATACACTCCAGGCGAGGCCGTCAAAAGGTATTCTGGATGTCTAGCAGGGCGAAAGACCTCGAACCAGCTGCGTCGATATCAGGCACTACGGTAACCATCTATGCCCTTCCAGGGATAACCGGGCTTGGCAGGACCGATGCCTTTGATATTGATGTTACGACTGTATCGGGTACGAGTTATTATAGGCGGGTTTCATCTGCTACTGCCGGGGCTCCAATATCCGGTAGGGCCACTCTAGACATGACGATTGACACAACATTGACGGTTACACTTTCAGCTATAAAAAGGATCAGCTTTTTGCGATGCTCGCGGTTTGACGCAGACAGAATAGAGCTGAACCATTCCCCCTCTGCCGGCATGTCTGTCCAGGTTCCCTGTATTGAGGTTCCCGAGCCGTGAGCTATATCGCCAGTGAGTATTCCGTACAGGACGGAGATCCGATTTACCGATTCCTGTTTATCCAGGGATCAACTGAATACCGGTATACCTCAGCAGCGCACTTCTCCGGCGACTCCGGTGGAGCGTGGGAACCGGTATCCCTTGATATGTCAGAAATCACCCAAACTAACGAATTGTCAAAAGACTCCGTTAAAATCAAAATCCCCCGAGATAATGCTTTTGCACAACTGTTTCTTGGTGGCGTTCCTGAGCAAATCACCTCGATCACTATTTTCAGGGGGCATGCCGGGGATTTGTCCGAGGAGTTTGAGGTGTCATGGAAAGGCCGGGTGGCCGGTGCTTCGGCAACAGGTGATGCGGTCACGCTTGAATGCGAGAATATATTTACGTCCATGAGAAGGCCAGGACTTCGGGCCAGGTATCAAAAGAACTGCCGCCACGCCAGAAACCAGAGAAAGCACCGGCACCCGCCAAGCCTT